AAGAGTTGTTGAAATTGCAGCCGTGCCACCGTCAATAATGTTTAGCTCAGCGGTCGTAACCGTCGCACCATCAAGAATGGCAATTTCTGTAGAAGTAAGCGCGGCAAGTGCCGACGCACCTCCTGTTTGGCAAGAAGACAGCGTTGTTAAGTCAGTCGCCAACGGCTGAATAACAGTTAAGTCAACCTTTATTTCAGCAGAATCAATCGCAAGGCCGCCGCCTGACTTGAGATCGACAGACAACGCGTTGCCGACTTTTTGCAGGCCATCACCCGCGCTGATTTGGCCAGCACCAGAGAACTGAGTAAAGCTCAGCGCAGTAGTGCCAATCGTGATTGTTCCATCAGTCGTAAGAACAAAACCGGCGTCTGCGTTTGTACTGCCCTGCTCAACAAAAACAAACGCACCAGAAGTCACCTCCGCGCTTGAATCAAAGTCGCTAGAACGAGCCCAAGCACCAGCCTTGCAATCGTAAATGCCGTTTTCAGAGCCAGTTGTTTGACTCTTGACAAGCACACGCTCATCAGCAGAAATCGCAATGCCATCAATGGTTTGCGTTCCAGAAAGCGTGATGTTGCCGGTGGTTGCAACCTTTACCGAATCTTTTACGTCTAGGCCAGACCTGATGGCATCGACATAAGCCTTGGTTGCTGCATCTTGATCTGAGGTTGGATCAGCAACGTTGGTGAGCTTATTTGAATTGATGCTGACATTGCCCGTTGGAGCGGTAATGCCGTTAAGAGCTGGTAAGTCAGCTGCAACAAGAGCCCGAAAAGTTGGGTTAGCATCAGACCCGGTTGTTGGCCCAGCAAGAATTAGGTTTGCAGCTTTAGCGTCGGTTTTGGAAATAAAAGCGCCACTGCCTCCCACAGTGATGACTGAAGTGGCTTCCGCTGACCCATTGTCGCCAAAGCCGTAATAAAGTCGTAAATCGCTTTCATTAAAGGCAAGTTCCGAGCTGGCTAGTGATGACGGTGCTCCATCTGCGCCAGAGGCAGCCCGCTTCTTGATGCGAATCGTGTTTGCCATGGCTTAGAAGTTTCCGCCCTCTACTAGGGACAGCTTAGTGGTGGTCGTGTCCGCCTTAAACTCCCCAACTGATGAGTCGTAATAGACGATGCTGTTGTTTATCTTAGCGGTTCCATTGAAAACGAAACCATCCGCTGCTGGCCCTTGCGGACCTGTAGTCGTAATCGAAACGGTGTTTGTCGCCGTATCTTCGACAACTACTGTTTTGCCGTCAGTGGTTACGTTGACTGCTGTCATGGTTCCGTATAACCCTCAGATACCAAAATAATGCCCTCAAGGTAATACTCGCGCAAACCGTTGCTGTCTTCAAGAAGTACGTCGTAATACAGCTCATCCACAAAGGTTGCAGTTTGAGCGTCGGTCAGGCTGATTTTGACCTTGCCATTGGCTCGGTCTGTGTAAGCAACTGCAAAATCTGCGTATTTTGTAGATCGCGCTTTATTCCAAGCTTGCGCGTAGGCAGTGAAACCAGTCAGGTTTATGGCTGTGTTTGTGCTGTCCTTAAACTGAAGGATGACGTTCCAATCAGCGCGTCGCTGAAGCCCAAAGTTATACGTCCCAGGGTTAACAGCCATAAGCACCTCCTGAGCCCATGCTAACTCTTCCTACCTTAGCCAACAGGCCACGGAACACCACCGGCTTTGCTTGGAGCGCGTTGCTCATCCAGTTGGATTTGTAAAGCGTTCTCTATTTCGGCCACCTTTTCCGCTGTCAACGCTTCCTTGATCCAACTAACGACCAGATCAGGAGTCAAACTGGCAAAAGCAATCAACTCTTCAGGACGCTCAAAAGGAACGTTTCCGTACGCACCAGCAGAGTAAGTGTCGTCAGAGGCAGTCACAGTCCAGTGAGCAAGATAAACGAATCCATCGCATGTCTCACGCTCAAGATTTGAGACGGCCCAGTTGATAATTGTTGTCATACAAGATTAAAACTTCAACGGAAGCATAGTCTTTTCTTAGGTCTTGATGCAAGCAAGCAGAGCAATGTTTCTGGGACGGGCCTCCGTTCCTCCGTCGAAATAGATTCCGTGACCGTGCCCTCCATCCCCAGTTACGCCAGATGTGCTAACAGTAGATCGAAGGGGAGTCCCGCTCCCGCTGCCATCGTGGTCAGTGCCACCATTGGTTTTTTCGTAATAATGAGGGTGCGTTCCAGCGCCCGAAACGGCTCCAGTGTGATTATGCGATACGTTCTGACTGCCTTGAGCACTGCCTAAGGTTCGTCCGCTGTCAATTCCTCGACTGTCGTCTAAACCGCGAAGAAATTCACCGCGCAAATCAGGAACGTTAAAAGTAGTACTTCCATCACCAGCTCCGTAAAAAGTTCCAATTGCAGTGAACAATGCTGCGAATGTTGTCCGACTAATTGCAGCACCATTCGCCTTGACATAACCAGTTGGAGCAGTAGCTCTTGCTGTGTAAATAATCGTTCCAGCAGGCGTCAAATCAGTCGCTGCCGGAATATTCCCAATTTGAGTGTCAACATAGGTCTTAGTGCTCGCCATGTTTCCCGTGATTGGCGCGCCATTCAACGTCAGGTTGCCCGTTAACGTTCCACCGGTTAATTGCAAATATGAAGCGGCACTGGTTGGCGAGTTTTGAGCTGGATCAAGCTTCAGATACCTTGCATCACCAGCGGTTTGCGTAATGCCTAGAGGGTCAACACGAACGAAAGCAGCACCGTCATAGACCTTTAATTCATCCGGCGTTTGAGATGTGTCAAGCCATAGCTGGCCCAGCACTGGACTTGAAGGCGCAGTGCCGCTTGGACTTGTAGTAACTGACGACCCAGGAAGGAAACTGACAACCGTAAAAGATGCGCCGTTGTAAACCTTTAGGACCGGCGGGTTTGTAGTTGTATCAACCCAAAGCTGACCGTTATAAGGAGCCGATGGGACGTTAGTACCAACTGTCAAACCCAACTGGGTCAGTCTTAACGCCAAATTATTAGCAGTGATTTTGCGCGTCTCGCTCGCGCTAATGCTTGAAAACGGAACAATGTCCTGGCTTTCAACCGTCGTTGAAGCTGGTAACTGGGAAATGCGTGCGTCAGCCATTAGTAACCAATTACCGTGATGTCAACAAGGCCAGTGACCCCGGCCCCGCTGGAGTCCAGACACTTAATAGTAACCGAGCTGGTGGTTTTAGCCGTAACGACAGCAGAGACCGCAGTTGAACCGCCTGTTTGAAGAGCTGCAATCGAAACGCTTGAAACTGCTCGGAATGTTTTGGTCAAGGCAATGACAGTCCCAAGGGCCGAAATTGACACGTCATTTTGCTTCTCAATTACGTCGGGATAGTCAAGCTGAGCCGTCAATGCACTGATATTGCCAGCAGTGGTTCCACCATCAGGGCTTTTAAAACGAGTCTCAACCCGATACACATCACCAAGCAACTTTTCAAACGGAGCGTAAGGATGAACAATGCCACCATTTGCCAGCTCTGTTGGGTTGTAATATCGCTGCTCGCCTAATAGTTTAAATCCGCGAGCTGCATACGTTCCAGATGCTGACCCACTCAACGTAATTGCAGTGCCTCCTTGGCTAGAAGCAACTCGGAAGGTTGTAAGCGTCAAGTCAGTAGAGACAACGTGATAAACAGTGCTTGCTGATATGCCTGTTGGCAACGAACCAGAAACAGCAACAAATTCCACGGTGTCGTCAAGCTTTAAATCATGATTGATAGTGGCCCCGTTCTTTTGAATTGAGAAGTTATTGTTTGCGACATCTATAACAAGAGGTTTATCTTCTAAAAGAACGTTAAAGTCGTCTTCTTGTGCTATCTCAGTCGCCTCGCCGGTTAAAGCCACCAGTGAGTGTGAATAAGTTGCCGTTGATGTAGTGGAAAACAACAATGCGCTTGAAGCGTTATTGTTGTCAAAATTCCAAGTAAAATAGCTGTCAAGTGTTGCGTCTGTTTGAACAAGATTTCCGCCAACAACAGAACAGTTGTCATACGTTCCAGGCCACGTACTTGAAGGCAGGCTTGCGTCAAATGTTTGGACTGCATTGCTAACCGGAGGAGCGCCAATGTTCACCAACACGTACGCCGGAACATCCGAACGCCATTGCGTTGCATCAACCGATTTAACCATCACCACAGAACTGCCAGTGTCAAACAAGCTGGTTTCAAACCACTGCTGTTGAGCAGGCAAGCCACCAGAGGCAAGCTCAAGTCCAGCGCCCCAAGAGGCAGTAATGTCTAATCGAGCTTTTAAGTCCGTCGGGCCTGAAACGTTATACGTTCCGGTAGCAGTGCCCGTAAAGTTAATAGCAGTGCCACCGCTTGTTGCGCTAACTTTAAACGCTGTACTTGTTAACCCATCGGTTGCCACGTAATAAGTTGTTCCATCAACAATCCCAGTTGGCAAAGTACCAGATGACGCCGCAAACGCAATCGCATCACCAGCATTCAGCAAATGCTGGTTGACTCGCGTGCCAATCACTGTTGCAGTTTGAACAGTAACAAGATCGGTCGCAACGTCAAAATTAATAATATTTGTCGCCAATAATCCTTTTTTGAATCTGACTTCATAGCTCACAACATCAGCAACAATGTTTTGGTCCCAGCTCCCGTATTCAGTAATAGGCAGTTGCCAGCTAAAACGCTTTCCGCTGCTGTCTTGATTTTCAACAACACTAATATTGCTAGGCGTTGGTGGAGCAATCTCATCACGCGCCACAACGTCATAGATGTAATCAGTCGGCTCTTCACCAAAAATTGCACTTGTAAAATTAACGCGAACGTCATAAGTATCTGGAGCGTGAAATGCAATGCTGTAATAGCCCGTTAGCGGAATGTCGGTTAAGAAGTACCATCCATCATCATTTGGCGGTTTAACCCCAGGGATTTCGCCTGACGAAAGATTGCGAGGCTTAACCCAACACCTAAAGCCATTAACACGAGGCAATATTGGACACGTTCCAGAATCGACAATTACCAGCTGAGTGCCGTCTGGCTGGTTGGCGTGTGTAACAGTTGCACCAAAGCCAGCATTGCTCAAGTCTGGGATAGCAGGGAAAGCATTAACCTCGTAAACGACCCAATCAGACTGACTACCTAGACGGTTTATTGCAGATACCCGAGCTTGATAAGTGTTGCCAAAAGTATGAGATAAAAGTGGAATTTCAACAGTTGTAGCCTGTACTTGGACAAGATCTGACCACTCTGTGTCGTTGGCTTTTCTCCATTGATAGCGATACCCCCGCACCAACAAGTCAACTGAATTGTTTACTTGGGGAGCACGCCACGAAAACTGAATTGATGTCTGACCGT